TTTCATGGATTCGTATTATGCGTCGTGATTGTCCAAATTTTATGTCGATGAAATTTTTCCGGCAATTTGTTGCTTTAATCACTTATGGTGATGATAATGCTGCAAATATAGCGGATAAGGTGATTCATTTATATAATCAGGAAACTATCAGTGCTATTATGGCAGACATGAAACATGAATATACTGATGAGGGTAAGTCTGGTATGATTATAAAATCACGCCATTTGGAAGATATTTTCTTCTTAAAACGTGGTTTTAGATTTTGCCCTGAATTGCAACGTACGGTTGCTCCCCTTAAAATTGAAGTGATTTATGAGATGTTGAATTGGACTCGAAATACTATTGATCCCAATGTTATTCTTATGTCCAATATTAATACAGCTTTTCGTGAGATAGTTAATCATGGTAGAGATGCTTATGATGAACTGTATCGTGGAATTATGCGAATTGCTGTTAAGCTTCCTTCTATTCCACAAATTTCCACTTATGAGCAGTATTTGCACGATCTTACATATCTTGCAGATGAAGTTTATGAGTTTTAAGGTCAAAATGTGATCTTGCTTTTCTATACAAATATTAGAGGTTAATTAAGAGAAAAGTAGTGCTATTTTGATAACTAGGTTAACTATTTAGTTTTACGGCCCAGGATGCCTAGTGGCAGCCCCACAATATCCAGGGTACCCTCTATGCGACTTTATGGATTAGGTAGTCTTTTAGTCTAAGTAACTTACCTGCTAACTTTTCAAATTCAAATGATATTATCGAGGATCGCGAGCTTACTTCCGAGCAAAGAGAAATTGTACATTTTTCTAGTGAAGGAGTTACCCCTGCGACTTCTGCTGTCCCTGATATCGTTAATCTCTCAACTGATTATTTGTCAATGACCACAAGAGAGGAACGAATTCATACAATTAAGGACTTTTTGTCCCGACCTATTATTATTCAAACTGGTTTATGGTCTTCGGCTACTGCTGAAGATACGCAGCTTTACACTGCAAATTTTCCTGAAACACTCATTTCGAATGCTATGTATCAGGAAAAGTTGCGGGGTTTTGTTGGTCTGCGTGCTACTCTTGTTGTTAAGGTTCAAGTTAATTCTCAACCTTTCCAACAGGGGCGTCTTATGCTTCAATATTTCCCTTATGCTCAGTATATGCCCAATCGAGTTGCTTTGGTTAACTCTACTCTTCAGGGTAGATCTGGGTGTCCTAGAACTGATTTAGACTTATCTGTTGGCACAGAAATTGAAATGCGTATTCCTTACGTATCTCCTCATGTATATTATAATTTGATTACTGGCCAAGGTTCTTTTGGTGCCATTTATTTGGTTGTTTACAGCCAGTTGCGTGATCAAATCACTGGAACTGGTTCTGTTGAATATACTATTTGGGCACATTTGGAAGATGTTGATGTTCAGTATCCTACAGGTGCAAATATTTTTACTGGTAGTGCTCCTAATTTTGCTTCTCTTGGTCAAAAGATGTCTTCTGGTAATTTTACTGAGAAAGATTTGCGAGAAGTTTGGAATTCACGTGCATATGAAAAACAACCTGATAAAATTTTTGCTCAAGTTGCTTCTGAATTGAAACAACTGAAAGATTCTGGAACTATTAGTTCTGGTATTGGTCAAGTTTCAGAGGGTCTTTCCACTCTTTCTCGTATTCCAGTTTTGGGAAATATGTTTACTCGTCCTGCGTGGATTTCTGCTCAGGCTTCAAATATTTTTAAGATGCTTGGGTATTCAAAACCTACTGTTCAAGGTCTCCCTTGCGAGACTAAACTTCGTGGTCAAGTTCGTATGGCGAACTTTGATGGTGCTGATGCTTCACATAAGATGGCTTTATCCGCACAAAATGAAATTGAAACTAAATCTGGTCTAGCTGGAACTTCCGCTGATGAAATGGATATGGGCCATATTTTATCTATTCCAAATTTTTGGGATAGGTTCACGTGGTCCACTACAGATTTGACTAATGCTATTTTGTGGGATAATTTTGTTACTCCTTTTAAAGTGAAGCCATTTTCTGCTACAGTTACTGATCGGTTTAGGTGTACACATATGGGCTATGTTGCCAATACTCATGGGTATTGGCGTGGCTCTATTGTTTACACTTTTAAATTTGTCAAGACGCAATTCCATTCTGGGAGATTGCGCATTTCTTTTATTCCTTTCTATTTTAACACCACTATTTCTACTGGTGTACCGGATGTGTCTCGAACACAGAAAGTAATTGTTGATTTGCGAACCTCTACTGAGGTTTCATTTACTGTTCCATATGTCTCTTCTAGACCATGGATGGTTTGTATTCGACCAGAAGCTGCTTGGTTGGGAACTGATAATACACTTATGTATAACGCTGTTACAGGTATAGTTCGTGTCGAGGTTCTCAATCAATTGGTTGCTGCTAACAATGTGTATCAATCTATTGATACTATAGTTGAAGTTAGCGGCGGTCCAGATTTGACTTTTGCTGCTCCTATGGCACCGTCTTATGTTCCTTATGCTGGAGCGTTTACTCTTGAAGAAGATGCGAAAGCTAGAGAAGAACATGCAGAGGAATATGATAATAATATCCCACAGGTTATTCATCGTACCAGACGTGATGTTGATGAAGTTGATAGAATTGTGGCCCAAATTATGGGTGAAGATGAAGCGATTCAACGCAATGATGCGCAACATGGTGTGCATCCTGCATCTATTGATACACATCAGATTGCTGCAAATTGGTCTCCTGAGGCTCATTGTATTGGCGAGAAAATTATGTCTGTTCGTCAGTTGATTAAGCGTTTTGGTATGTTTCAGAATGGTCTTAGTTTGGGTCCTGTTACTGGTCCTCCGGCTACTAATTTTACAAATATTCTTTTGGCTCCTTTTTCCATTCGATCCCCCACTACAACAGTGGCACCTTCACGTACTATGTCTTTGTATGAGTATTATTATTTTATTTATGGTTTTTGGCGTGGATCTATGCGTATTAAGGTTTTTGGAACTACTGCAACAACTGGTGTTGATGGTGGTACTTCCAAGGCCACAGACACATGGTTTACTGTCAATAACTATAATTCTGTACAAGACTCTTTCAATTCTCTTTGTAATCGGTTTGCGGCTGGTTCTTTTCCTGTGATTGGTACTACTGCTATGCCTTCAGGTACATTGGGTTATGGTAACTCTATGCAATACATCAATCCTAATTTGGAAGGTGTTTTGGAATTTGAGGTGCCTTATTATAATGTATCACATATTTCTCCTGCTACTGTTTATGATAGTGCGACTGGTACACCAATTAATGTGCCAGATGTTCTTAAGGGTCATGTTCCCCCAATCATTTCAGCTATTCAACCACGTGGTGTTATACCTAGTGGTCAATTGATCAACACTCAGCTTGCTCGTGCACCTGGTGATGATTTTTCTTTTATGTATCTCGTTGGCGTTCCTCCTTTGGTTAACGTTGATAGAGCTACAGTCCCTTAGTCCCTTACTAAACTTGCACTCCTTGTTTAGATAAATTTTAACTCTATATTGATAGGTATTAGATTTAAGTTATTATTTAGTTTTGGGTTTATTCAGTACTTATCACCCCTTAACACGGGTATTTTAACAAAAC